CCGTAGCCCTCAAGGCCATGCTTCATACGGTCATGGTGTAGATACCAAGATAAAGCTAGAGTGTCGATCAAACGAGCCTTTACCTCAATGCCTAACACCTTTTCTATCGCTGGGATGTCAAAGCGTATGATGTTGTGGCCTACCAGAGTTTCACTGTTGAGNAATACATAGCGCATCTCATCGTANTCATGGGTATGCTTAACTTCACCCATGTCATTAGACCAAGACATGACATGAATCTTGGTCAACTCATCTAATAGACCGTCTGTTTCAATGTCGAATACTGTTGTCATATTTTACATTACCTCTGTAAGTGTGAAGGTGTCAGTGTTAAACCGCATCATCCCTGCGTTACCTTCTTCTGAACAGGGTCGGTTCTTCTCAATAGACAGGTACGTTGTGTTGCGCTCCTGTATATCATCAGCTTCTTTGTCACGCTTGAGATCAATGATAACTGATGCACGTTGTCCGATCATACGACAGTATTTCATCTGACCGTCATCGTTAGTGTGGGCGATAGTTACGATACCCACGTTCAACTCAGCAGACAGCTTCGACAGTCGCACCGATAGATCAGCCAACATTTGCTCTTTGCTCTCGTCAGATGAACCCACAAGCACATCTTGGATAGGCTCAAAGAAAACAAACTTAACACCACAAGCTACAGCGAAGTAACGTATCTGGTCGATCAGATCGTCAGCACCTTGACCATCACTAAGGTAAAACTGATAGAAGTTCTCGTCCTTCGTCAGTTTACCGATAGCATCAATCACCTGATCCTCTGCGCCTTTCTCATCAATCAAATCCCTGCGTGTAAGATTGTCATTACATTCGTATGACACGAGACCTAACAGTGATCGTAGCTTNGTTTCCTCCAAGTGCCATGCAGCAATAGGAACCTCACGTTGTAACATATTGTACTCAAGGAACCGCATGATCTCCGTCTTGCCGATACCCGTGGGTGCTTTGATTACCGTGAAGTGACCCTGCATGAGACCCATGATCTTATCGTCTAACGCTTGGATACCTGTTGGTACATACTGGAACTCAGGTGTATCCTTGTACAACGACAAGAAGTCCTGTGTGCTGTTCATCACATTCTCAGGTGTGAACTTACGGGCGTTCCACCATGCACTCTTGAAGTCAGCGGCTTTACCTGCCTGTAGGAACTCATTGGCATCTTTGTATGGTCGATGGTCAACACGATAGACCTTGTTGGGGAACAGCTTTGCTACACGGTCAGCAAGAGCGTTACCAGCGTCATCATTGTCAACCGACAGGATGATCTTCTCGAAACTATTGAGCCAATCCGCACAGTTCTCCCAGAGCTTCTTGGAGGGCGTAGCAGAGGGTAACGACACAACTGGGTTGGTGTACCCGCTCTTGAGTATTTGTGCCACTGAGAGGGCGTCTAGTTCACCCTCAGTGATAGTTACCATCTTGGAACTACCTGCGGTAAAGAAGTTCATACCGAAGAGTTCATCACCCTTGAAACCTGCTTTAGCGTAGAAGCCTTTCTCGTCTAGCTTACGAACTTTAATTCCCCCGCTGGGGTACACATACTCCTGACGATCTTCGTAGGTTAGGACACCGAAGTCCTCCATCGTCTTGCTGTTGATGCCACGCATGTTAGCGTATTTTCCATCGGACGTATCTTCTGGTGTAAACGAAACAACAGCTTTTGGTGTAAACGACAAATTATTCCCTCCTTTTGTTGGGTACTTTTCTTTAGCCCACCCGAATGTTTTTCCACTGGACGGGTAGCCTTGGTTGCAAGCGTGGCACTTGCCGAAACCCTCAGTGTTATAACTGAAGGCATCGGAGGAGCCACACGTTTCATATGGACAGGGTTGGTGTGCATGTTCAGCCATGTGGCTCTCTCCTTGGGTTTACGCTGCTTCTCGTAGTTCTTCTAGGGCTTCATCAAAGGATAGGACATCTAAATCTTGAGTGTCTCCCTTGTAGATAGCTACTACCTTTAGGTCATAGTCGATGGTATAAGTTCCGCCATATATGTCCATCATCTTCATGCAGTATTTCTCTAGGTCTTTTTCCATTGGTTACTCTCCTTTGTTTTACTTAGAACCTATCAGATACTTGTACCCTACTTCTTTGTACAGGTGGTTCATCTTTACACGACCTTGGCCCTTTTCTATCTCCGCATCCCTCTGACCAAAGAAAACGTCAGCCTCATTGTCAAGAAGCCAGCGCATAGTCATCTGACGGTCAAGCTCGTAAGAATGAAACGTAGTGTTAAGCAGTGCTTCCATGTCATCACGTTGGTGCTTCCAAACGTGCGCTCTGACCACGTTAGCATCTGACGCACGAATGTTCCTTGCACCCTGACGGATAAGTAAGTTAACTCCCATTGGCTTACGATCATTGAGTTCAAATAAGTCGAGTGTCTGTTGGTAATAGCTCATTGTCGGGTCTCCTAGCTTAAGTTTTGTTTGTTTGTGCCTTCGAGTGGCAACTGTTCACATAGCTCTATCAAGATGTCGGACATCTCATGTAGTGCCGGTATTTTGATATTTACGACATCATCATGTATAGCTGAGTATAGGTACATCATAACGTCACGCCTATCAAACTTACTGATTAACTGTTCCATAGCTACAACAAGGTTAGTTGCTGATACATCTACGGTGCAATGCTCTGTACTTTTGACGTGAGCATTTAAGTCAAACACATTCGGATTATTCTCCATCTCCCTTCGTTTCTCTTCTGAACGATCCCAAGCCTCCCTAGCAGCCTCTACAGGGGTCTTTCGTTTCTCTTTAACGTCTTCAAGTATGTCACCGTAGTCAGGGTTCTCTTGTACCTCTTTGTACCCTGCCTTAGCTTGCTGTACTTCTGCAACAGTTACGGGTTTATCTAACGACACAATCTCATCACGCAATTCCTCTGGGGCTGACAAAAGTGCCTCTACAGCATCATGACTAAAGTTTTTTGCAGTCCACTGCAATTTTCTTGCCCTATTAATTTTGTAAGCGTAGTCCTTAGATATACCACAATCCTTAGAAAACTTACCGACAAACCCTGCCATCTTACTGTTATCTGATAGGTAAATATCAGCCGCTTTGTTCATCCATTCCAACTTTCTGTGGAAAGCACTGCCCATGTCAACATCGGCTTGCTTGAAGCCATGTATGCAATCTTCCCAAGAGTGCATAACGACATCAGAAGATTTACTCATCACCATGTCGTAGTAGTCATCATCGTCCATACTTACGTTCCTTTCTTATGTTATAACTAATAGTAGAAGTAACTAAAGTCATAACTTATGTAAACCCTACACTTACCTATAGGGATACTTTTTTAATTCTTAGACATCACGAATTGTTACAGAACTGACTTTCGTAACTTAGTTAAGGCAGTGTCCTCCCTTCGTGACACCCACTTCTGGTGTTTGTCTAACATATCCGCCACCTCATGTTGTGTCATGTCGCTGTAATAACGTAACTTAAGAACACTCCATTCTTCTGCCGTTAATTCTTCTATCGCCACATTTATGACATATCTTACGAACTCCTTATTCTCATATCTTTCAGTATGATCTTTCTCTGAGCCATTGTGTTCATCACTGTATTGACCAGAGTTAGACGACAAAACAGACTTTAGCCACTTATGACCAACCTCAGACATATTACCCACCTCACTGTCGTCTATGTCGTGTGTGAGCCTACGGGAAATATTGTGCGCTGGTACTGTAACAGGTAGCACATCAAGGTTAAGGTAATCGTGCATACGCCTCTTAGCCTCCCTGTAGAGGTGCGCTGGATGTACTTCCTCATCGTCAGCCAATATCTCGTAACACTTTAGTACACCCTCTTGTACCATGTCATCACGGTGTGAGGGAGAGTTAAACCTGTTGGCTAACTTCTCGCACATACCTACGATCTCAGGCCCAGTTAAGCTCATACTCTACCTCCAAGTTTTCTAACTCCCGCTGTCTCTTTCGGATCAGATACACAGCTTCCTCGACTGTGACATCCTCAGACTTATCCAAAGCCTTTATGATTTTCTTTAGCTCTTCTCTAGTCATAGCTTGTCCTTACCCTCCAGTTGATTGATACGCATTTGTGCATAGCGGATGACCTTCTCAAGGTCTGTGATCTCGCACTGAGCCTTACTCATTCCCTCGTAGGGCTTGTACCCTGCACGACTGGCATACTTGATGATATTCCCACGCCAGAACTCAAAGCCATTCATCATAATGTATGTGATAGGTTCGATCTTCCACCGTGCGTAGTGCTTAGGTTCATTCACGATGTCTGCTGTATGCTCTGCCATTACGTTCTCCTTAAAGTTCTCTTGTTCTGCTATCAACTTTCGCCACTCACTGTTTATC